AGATAAGAATTTTCCAATCTCTTAGCATCTTGAGGTTCTATTATATTAGCAAACCCTAAATCAACACTTGCGTTGCTAACCACATCATAAACCTTTAAAGCAATCACTCCACCCCTTATTGGGTCTATTGATAACCCACTAAAGGTTACTTTTCCATCTGCATCTAACCCATTACCACTGGGGTTTCCAGCGTATGCGTTACTAGCAAATACAGCAGAGTCAATAACTTGTAATTCTGTTAAGTATGCGTTGTCAATTAAATTAACAACAGTTCGTTGGGCAATATTAATTGCCTTAATTTTTGTTGCACTGGTAAATGATGCTTGGTCAGGGTCTTCCAACCTCAGTCCTAGCATATCTATCATTTCTGTTCCAGTCATTTTTTCCCCTTATTAGTGTAAGAGTGGGGTGCGTTTAAAACACCCCACACTCACGGTTTTATTTAGTCGTCAGCAGAATCATCCACGAATGGACGGTTCATTTCAACGGTTGCTTTTCCACTAGAAATAGCAGAACGTCCCATCATACCTTTAATAAGGTCTCCGGGGGCATCTGTATCATCAATAGTTCCAGCAGTGCCTGTCAAATAACAAACACCGTTATCAGCAAAGCCTGATGCTACTTTAGCACTAGCTTGTCCACTAACTTGGTAAAAACCATATTGATTAGCGACATTTGCAGACATAGCGACACCAATGCGTCCCTTAGCGTTTGAACTAGCCAAAGCAGTTACTCCAGCCTCGTCAATTGTTACAACAGAACCAGCCACCGTACTTGCAACACCTTTAGCGTACACAAATTCACCAGCACCAACGGAGCTTGTTGCTACGTCTTGTGCATGAACTACAGTACCCATAGGCATCTTAGATGTAGTGGAAGTTTCGGCAATCCCTTGCGGTACGACGTGAGCTTCAGTTGCTCTCCAATCAGCCATAATTTCCTCCTATTAGTATGCGGTTGGTAAGCCTGTTATAATTCCTTGATAGCGAGGGGCAGAACAGGTTAATGCTCCCAGCCATAGAATCTTCGCAACCCTAGCATCTTGATTAAGAGGCTTTTGATAAGGTTCAAATGTGAAGTTTCTCTTTCTGTGGTGACGGAATTGGACGTAATTCTCATTTAAGAAGAACATCATTCCATCAGGGCAATGGTCGTCAGCGAAAACTGGGATATCACGGAACAATAAGTTACGGAATCCAGCGTCAGCCTCTGAACCAGCCGATGCACCAAAACGCTTTTGAGCAACCAATGATTCCTCATAAGCATCAAGAATAACAGGAGTTGTAACAATCATTGAAGGACGTTGTCCATCAATAGTAAGTGAACTCACTGCTTTTCTTAAGTGGTCTTGGATGAAGTTATTATCACCATCGGTGACAACTTCTGCATATGTTGGCGAATCACTTATAGTTGGTTTATATCCTACATCCCACCAATCATAATCTGTAGAATCAATTCCACCAAGTGAACGGTCAACTGAACAAATATGTTGTAAACCAACAAATTCGTTTCCACTACCAGTACCAGTACCGTATAGTGTTGTGCCAAACAAATCTTTCATAGATTTTTCAGCATTCTTAACTTTAGCCTCTAAAAGGTCAATAACTCTTTCAGCACCATCATTCAAAGCCTCTTCCCGACCTGAGATTGAGATAGTAGCATACATTTGCTTCCACTCATATTCAGCATCCGTGAAGACTTCAGAAGGACTGGTATCTAAAATATCATAACCATCATAAAAACCTTTAGCAGTTGCTTTAGCATATTCAACAGGTTGTAAAACCTTGTTACCACTAGCACTCGCTTTGGATTTTTTTAAGAGACGTTTAGTCAAGACATTACTGTTGAAAATATTATCTACCATCAAAGGAATATACTGATTCTTTGTCAGGGCAGATAAATTGTCATAGTTTAAAGCCATTTGACTTTACCCCCATTTTTATGTTATTTATTCAAAAAGCTGATAGTCAGCTAATGCAATATCCCGTGCGTGGTCAAAATCAGGAGATTTCTCAACCTTAGGGCTGTGGTCTCCTTTTTTATTACTATCCACCTCAGGAATTGCCTTTAGCTCTTCAGCATCCTTTAACTTCTTCATTGCCTTCTTCATTGCGGATTCATCAGTTGCTCTAGCTTGTGCAAGGGTAAAAGCGTCTTCTAAGTCCGCTATATTGCGGTCTACGGCTATATCTAACACCTCAGATATTGCATCGCCATCATCCTTGAGTTCAGGGTGTGTTAAAACGAGTTGATTAATTTCATTTGCAACCTGTTCTTTAAGTTGCATTTCTCGTACCTGACCTTCTAGTTCTTCAAATCTAGCATCATCTTTAACATCATCGCTAGGTTCTTGCACCTGTTCCACATTTTCAGAAAACTTTACGTCTGACTCCTTAAAAAACTCATGGTCTTCACCAAGTAAGTCTTTCATGGTTTCCACAACTTCCTCATCCTTCATCACACCATTGATGCGGTCAAACTCAGCTTTTAAGGTTTTTTCTTGATTGGCAATATCTTGAGCTTTTTGAGTATTGCTCTTTTGCCATTCTACCTTATTCATAGAGTCTTTAATAAACTCTTGTAGCTGTTCGGTTGTGTAAGTTTCACCATCAATTTCGACTTCACTGAAATCAATAACTTCAGGTTCACTATCATCCGTAGGAACTGTTTCTTCGGAATTTTCGGGTTGCTCAGATACCTGAGTCTCTACTGGTTCGTCAGTCGTTACCTCACTGTCGGGTTCACTTGTGGGTGATGTTTGCTGTTGCTCCCCCTCATCGGGTGTAAATAGGGAGTCAGCTACATCACGGTCTACGACTTCTCCGTAAGTGCCTCCTTCTATGTTCTCACTCATTTAATCTCCTAATCTAATAAGATTGTAAGAACTGTACTGCCAAAATATCTTCATAACTCTATCTTTAAAATAGTAAAAGCGTCTATGTTTTAACTTTACCCATAAGCTCAGGGTCATTCATTAGAGTTTCGTAAATCTCATCCTCACTCCCACCTAACTGGTCGGGGGACATTGGTTGTTCCGCCTCTTCCTTCTCTTTACGTATATGTTCCAATAATCGCTCCTTTGAAGGCATTTCCATATTTTCAACAATATACTCAGGGTCAGTCACAATGCCTAATTGAGCAAGTTGTAAAATCTTATTTTCTACGAACATCCTATTTTCAGGTAACATACTACCTGCTTTTGCTCGTACCATTAAATCTACATCTTTGAACATAACACCAATCATATCACGAGGCTCAGTCACTCCATCGTTACCAACATAATTTACACGCTTAACTTGATTACCTAAATGTTTAAACATGGCTACCCACATTGTCCCCAACACACTGATACACTGGTCAACAGACCGTGATTTAAAATCTATCTTAGTTGTACTTGCTTGACGATATATTTGGGCTTGGACTCCACTGGTTACATTACTCGCCTCTTTACCTTGAGTCGCCTTATTGATTCCACTTACCGTTTCAAAAACGTCACCAAGTAACTGGTAAAAATTAAATACATAGGAAGGCATACTAGGTGGTGATTGCATCGTTACATTACCTGCTCCCTTTTTTCGTATAACCTGAGCTGGTTTATTCGTTATTTGATTTTCCACCCCTGTTGTTTCATCTACAATCCACATTGGATTAGCGGTTAAATGAATATTATCCATAACCTGTGAACTAATTCTATCCATCGCTAGATTTAATGATTTGAGTCTTTTCGGTTCAGGTTTGCCCCAAAACGAGTGAGGAGAACCAGTATTTTTAATCGTAACAAAAGGAAAAGGGTGTGGGCAGTGATTTTCTTTGTTGAAGAATGGGTATTTCGTTTTTCCATCATATAGCAGGACTCCATTACTAACAATAACCTGACGCATTCCGTTAGGGTATTTCAGTTTCTTTTCTTCTTTACCATCACCAGTAACAACATATTCTTTTGATGGGTCTCGCATATAACATTCAATTACAAGTGCACGAGGCTCTAAATCTTCCATTGCCTTACCGAAACCTTCGTAATAATTTGTTTCAGTGCCCTTTGTATCTGTAACCTGTATCTTATCATCACCACCAACAGTAGTTGTTCCAATTTTAGTTGATGAATATTTATCTAGATTTGCCATTGGTTTCACATACTCACCATTCTCAAATCTTTCTTTTATTTAATATACGGGCATAGCTGAGGCTAAACATACCCACTCTGCATTCTCTAATTTAGTTGCTGATGGATTTACATAAAAATTGAACGGGTCTATAATATCACAGTCAGGCATATCATCTACGTTATTCCAGTTCGTTTTCATAATACCTGTCCCATATACAAGGTAGTCGAGCAAGAATTCAGGTAAAAGATTTTGCATATCTCTTATTTGCCACAATTCATCCATAAATGCTTGTATGGTGTCCGCTACATTTGACCCTTTATCATCACCTGTAACTGACATAATGTCAATTTTAGGGGGTCGTGAAGATAAGATAGGAATCATCGTATCAATTGCTGAGGCAATCAAATCTACTGTAATCTGATTCTTAAAGGTAGGCATATTCATACCTTCCCAATGATTCCCTTGATATAACCCTTCCGCCTCTCGCCACAGTTTAGTAACCTCAGAACGAGCTTTCCGAGCTATGCCAAACATATTCTCTGTGCGTTTAATTATTTCTTTGTCTTGTGGGGTAGGTTTATAACCTTCAGATTTATCTAACATTTTATTCCTATAGGATAATAGTTTGGGTCGGTCTCCATATCGAGGAACTGAGTAGCTATTCCAGCTACTGCTTGTTCATATTCTCGCATAGCTTGACCTTCTAAGTCTATTTCAGATGCGTCATTTGTAGGAAGTGATATTTCATATTGACCGTTTTCATCAAATAATACAATGGTAATCAATTCCGTACTCCGTCTATATTGCTGTCCATCGCTAATAATTTTTCTAGCTCCCTTTGTAAATAAGGTTTAACTGAATCTTTTGTTGGACTACCTATATACATTAATCCATAACGCAAAGCGTCGGGAGCGTGGTCTTCCTGAGTTGTATCTACATCCTCAGGTTTCTTTTCAGAATGCACTAGCATAGGCAAAGTCCGAATTAGATTTTCACAGTTTGAGAAAAATTTAATACGAGGCTCAGGTTTATCCGAGTCATTCCATTCTAAATATTCACGTAATAAGTTCCATCCACTTATTCTATCGTTATTTGCACGATTTACTGGGACTCCATGAAACAACATGATGTCAGCAATAGACATATGAGTAGGAAGTGCATTTGACCAGTTATTAGTATTTTGTGGGTTTCGTATCCACATCGCAGGGTCAGCAAGTGAGTTTTGATATTTCTCATCTCCACTTAATTCTTTTATTTTTTCTATATGATGGCTTAATGGTTTTTGTTTTTCATAATGTTCTCTATATACATAAGCGTCTCCATCGTAATCCACAGCAACCCATAAACAAGCAAAAGGAGCAGAGTAACCATAATCAATACAACGATAACGATGCCAGTCACTAGGAATCTTAAAAGGTTTAATAACGTGCTTTTCATATCTCCATTTATTAAAGTATTGCCCTGAGAATACATCCCAACTGCCTTCTAACCAAGCCTCACGTAATTCTTCAGGTAAACCTTTTAATGTTTTTACATAATCAGGGTCATTTTCCATAAGAGTAGGATTGTCATACACACGGGACGGAATAAACACTCTTGTTCTATCGGTGATGGGGTCTATATATTCTTTTTCTCGTGCAACATCTACAAAGCGTTGTTTTACCCACATATGACCAGCACCACCGGGATTTGTCGTGCAGAAAACCTGTGGTTCAAGTCCTTTTACGGTTGAACGGCACGTAGATATTAGTCGTAAATAATTTTCTTCATCAGGAATGATTGTAAGCTCTTCAATAAGAATCTTATGGTATTCGTGACCAAGATACTTGTATGTAGCATCACTATCTGCTAAGTGACCTGTACGTATCTTTGCTCCGCTAGGGAAGTTAAATTCGGCAGGGTTTCCTGTAACTTTTACACCTAATGACCTATAAAACATTTTAGCACGGTCAATCCAGTCACGCAAATCATCATAGTTTCTACGGATAACAAGACCTCTATACTTCTCATTCATAAGGTAAGTAGGCTCAATCATCCAAGCTAAACCAGCTTCGGTCTTACCCCCACCTCTCGCACCTCCATATAATATTTCAAATGATGACTGTTGAAGTGCGGAAGTTTGTGCACCTTTATGAGGTTGCCATAATATATTTTCAGTCATTTATTTTTTTTACTATAATAAAACCCATCTTTACCCTTATAGATTTTATACCCTGCTTTTTTCTCGCCTTCTATTGTTTTATTAAAGGTTGGATGTTTGCGACCTTTTAACAGTCTTCCAGTTTTAGGCTCTCTACTAGACCAATGACCTGTAGAATCAGGTTTCATTCCTGACTTTGTAGCATAATCCATATCATACCCCGAACCCTCAGGGTCAAATTTTGTCTTTAATTGACCTGATATTTTTTTGCGTATTTGCGTTTTATTTAACATTTAGGCTTCAGCAGATATATCTCGTATTACCTCCTCGGCAACACGGTCAACTTCGGTTTTGACGGGGGTGGTAGTTTTTACCTTTTTTTCAGGTAGAACAATAACACCCTGAGATATTTCTCCTTTAACATCCATCTCTACTGATTTCAAATGTGGAGCAATACGGTCAACAAGAACATTAA